CGATGGTGCTCACCTCTGTCACGGACGCCTCCCTCCGGTGGTTCTCAACACCACCACCTTGGCACGTCGATGCCGTCGGGGGCGTCCACCCCATCATTACAAGACCACCACCATCACCGCCGCCCTGCGCAGCGATGGCCTGTGTGCCACTTCCCTGTTCGACGGAGCCACCAACGGCGCACGCTTCCGGACCTACGTCACCGACACGCTCGTGCCCGTGCTCAAGCCTGGCGACACCGTCATCCTCGACAACCTGCAGGCCCACAAGGTGACGGGTGTGCGCGAGGCCATCGAAGCCGCCGGGGCGAGGCTGCTCTACCTCCCGCCCTACAGCCCGGACTTCAATCCGATCGAACAGATCTTCGCTAAGTTGAAGGGCCTCCTCCGAACCGCCGCGGCCCGCACTGTCCCAGACCTGTGGCACACCATCCGGAAGGCCTGCGCTCGCTTCACAGCCGATGAGTGCCGAAACTGCCTCGCCGCAGCCGGTTACGATACAGACTTGGCCGTCGCTACGTGAACGGGCACGGCTCTAGCGGCTTCAGCCGTCGGCCGCGTTGCGCTTCGCGTGCTGGATCATGCGCTCCACATCGGGGTTTGCATTGACATACACGATCTGAGTGCCCGGATGAGATTTTGCATAAACGCGGAAGATTTCGTCAGCGAAGGCTTGCCCAATCTCGTCAACGTTCCTGAAGTCAAGAAAGACTTCGGAGAACTTCTCGAAGCGTGCAAGGACGCGCTTGGCTTGTGAGCGCGACACGAAACTACCTTCTCCGAGCTTGGCAAGAGTCATCGGAACATGCGTCCTTGAGAAGCCGGCGTCATCGTCCATATGCTCTAGGAACACGTCATTCGCCTTCCGCGTCGTGTTAGCCGCGATGCTCATTCGCACGACGGTACCCTCCTGCCAATTTTTACTCTCATCGGACTCGATTAGCCACTCAGCATTTTCTTCACGCTTCCGCTGATAAAATAAATCCTGCGACAACAGGACAAAATTATCAAACATCCGGGACGTGAAGAATATTCCTTCGCCGCTGTGCCGCTCGGGAAATGAAGTAAGTTTTCCTTTTGAAAGCTCCAAAATCGCATGGCGGCGACTTGAGAGGTTGAAGTGCTTGGCGATTTTATCGAAGATGCCAACACCATAGTCGTGAATGGTAAACGTAATACTAACGGGCGTCCTCACGCAATGATAAAGGCATCGGTCGGACTCTGAGTGATCGATGACATTATTGAACATCTCCGTGAAACCGTAGTAGCAAATATACCTTACGTTTTCAGGTATTCCATCAAGCAAAGGCTCGATTACTTCGCTCCACACAGTGTCGTCTTGAGTCTCGGGAGTGATAGACACCACATCCATCGTTTCGGCGATCTTCGCCAATTCATACCTCGTGCCCTTGGCGCGGCCCGCTTTCACAATCTGGCCCTCCGCCACGAGGCGCGCGACGTGCTTGTGCGCTCCCATCCGCGTCATGCCGAAGGTTCGTGCTGTGTGAGTCACGAGATCGGCAGGATGGTCCGTGACGCTACGCAGGATCGTCGACCTCACGTGGTTGATGGGCTTGACCATGACTTTTTGTAAACTGTCCGCCCGGTTTTTGTAAACCAAACACGATGCCGCGGGCAGCTTCGGCTTAGGTCGCACCCGTGCTACCGTCCCGCCATGCCCCGCTGGCTTTTCGAAACGATCTGCGTCCTAGCCTTCGCCACTCCCATCGGAGCGATGTGCCTGCACGCATGGCCGTTCGTCATGGGGCGTCCGTTGCCGGCCGCTTTGGAGGGCGAGGCGGCTCTTCTCGGTGCGCTCTCCCTGCTGCTGAGCGCAGGGCTCACCATGCTGATGTCGGCGAGCCTCCAGCCCGTACGTCGGCGGCGGTGATACCGCATCGGCCGGTCCCTGCCGCTTTTCTTCAACGATTGGCGTGGTAGCGTGGCGGTATGTCCCGACGCCTCTCCGCCTCAGCGCTAATCGCGACCCTGTTGCTTCCCATGCCCAGGGCAATCGCTCAGACGCCGGAGCATCTCTTGAACCAGACAGCGCGCTCGATCGTCCGCATCAGCCTTGTTGAACCGGTATGCGGTCCGTTCTATCTGCTTGACCGCAAAATGATTGGGACAATGCAACAAGCGTTTACCCAAGATGGTATTGAGCGTTTCGGTGAAGCTCCCCTCAAACAAGCAGTGGCTTCGGTACGAAACGAGTTCGTCGGCCAAGTAAAGAGGATGGGGGCTGCACAGTGGTGCCCGGCCCAGCGGAGATTCTACCGCTCGCCGGGCGTGCCTGAATTTATCGGACAACCCCTTCAGTGATGCCCCGCTGGCTCTACGTCACCCTCTGCCTCCTCCTGTTCACCGCCGCCATGCTGGTGTTGCGGTCGGTGCTGCAGGCGACGGTGCCAGGGGGAGCCGAGTGGGTCATTTCCAAGGTCGGAGCAAAAGCGGCGCTGACCGGTGGGTTGGTGCTCACTGTCGCTGCAGGCCTATGGGCCTACCGCGAGCACCGCCGCCAAGGATCAGCGCGACGGCGCTGAAGGCTGGGACGCCGAGGCGGCACCGCGCCCGCCGATCTGGATTAACTTCGAGGTCAGAACCTCCGCGCTTCGGCTCCCCGGCTCCTGTCGGGACAAGGAGCGGATCATCGACAGCGCCTTCGGGTCGGTGAGGATGCGCGCGATGGTCTCGCTGTCCTTCAGCACGCGACGCTCCTGCAGAACCTTCGATCCGCCACGACGACCGCCGACCAAGGCGCCACCGAGCGCGCCCGACGGGCCGCCGACCGTCGCGCCGGCCACTGCGCCGGACACCACATCGTTGATCGCCTGTCCGACCGTACCCTTGCCCTCCTTCAGCCGCGCCTGGATCGCCTGATTGAAGGCCGTGTCCGAACCCTTCTGCGGTCGGTAGCCCGTCGCCTCCAAGGTCGTCAGCATCCGGTCGAGGCCGGTCCAGAGCGTGTCGCCCTCCGGAAGAGCCCGGATCGCGGCTTCGAGGTTGTGGCGTTGCTGGCCGTTGCCACGGATCGCCGAGGCGAAGCCGGCGCCCCCGTACTGCCGCGCGACGCCCTTCGCCTCCTGCGTCGCCTCGTTGAACACGGTCTCCATGTAGATCCGGACCATGTCGCGGGCCGCGTGCGGGTTGTTGCGGGCGAGCGCCTGCACGGCCGAGCGGATCTCCTCCTGCGAGTTCGCCAGCGGGTCGGCCGGGAACAGCACGGAAATCGCGCTCTTCACGTCCGGGCGCTCGGCGATCCGGCCGAGCGGAGAGGCCTCCACGCGGGCCATGCCCTCGCGCGCCACCACCAGGTGGGAGAGCCGATCCCGCAGGGCCGGCATCTGGTCGAGCACGTCGGCATTCTCGCGCATTGCCTTGCGGAGGCTCTCGGCCGAGACGTCGCCCTTCGCGTCGGTGACGGCATCAAGGATCTGGGTCGATAGCCGCCGCTCTGCCGCCTCGCGCGTCGCCGCGCCGCCGTTCGCCAGCGCCTCACGCAGTGCGGTCGGCCCCGTGATCGCCTCCGGCACCTGCTCGGCCGGCGTGCGGAAGGGGCCGGGCTCGTGGCCCGGCACGCTCTCGCGAGCGGTGATCCGGTTCAGGGGTGCGTTCGGTCGCTCGAAGGGCGCCAGAGGCACCGAGTTCCGGGCATAGTTCGCGTCGGCCGCCGCCACCTCGGGCACCCGCTTGAGCTGCTCGTCGAGCGCGTTCCGGGTGATCGTCAGATCCCGGACCTTCGTGCCGTCGCCGAACTCCAGGGCGCGCTTGATGCGCATGTCCTGACGCTCGCGGGCTTTCAGGTTGCCCGCGACGCTCAGGTCGATCTCACCGTCGGGCGCCCGCAGATCGCGCCCGAACGAACCGAGCGAGCCGCGGACGTCGCCCTTCGCAGTTTGCCCCTGCTCGGCCACCGCCGCCAGCGCCGGGCGCGGATCGACCTGCCCGAAGCGAACGTCCGGGATCTCCTCCGAAACGGTGGTGCTCTTTACGTACGGGGCGGGCGGCTCGCGCATCCCCGCGATAGTGCGCTCGTAGGCGTCGAGAGGATCGACATGCTCGCCCCGCATCAGGGCGCCGACTGTGCGGCTGCGGATCTCGGGGCTCAGGCTCTCCGGCGGCACACCGGCCCGGCTCAGCGCCTCGTCCAGGCTGCTCTCCGCCTGCGACTGCGCCGCCCGGAAATCGTCCGTAACCTGCCCCTGCCGACCGCGCGCCGCCGCGGCCTGCCGCGCATCATCGACCGGGAAGCTCGGCATGCCGCGCTGCTCGTTCTGGAGCTTGCGCAGCAACTCGTTGGTGATGTCCCGCGCGGCGCCGCCGTCGGCATCCGGACGGAAATAGCCGGCCTCGATCAGGCGCTCACGCCAGAAGTTGTCGATCCCCTTGCCGCCCTCGCGCGCCACATTCCCCATACCGGGGATGTTGAAGCGGTGCAGGTCCGTTGCGAGGACATCGCCATCGAGCCTGAGGCCGCCATGCCGCGCGACGAAGCGGGCCAAGCTCTCAGGGCCGGCCGCCGCGGAGGCCTCGACCACCGGCGGCGGGTCCATGGGACGCGGAGCGGCGTCGGAGAAGCGCGGGGCGCCCTCCGGCCGGGTGATGATCGGCTCGCCGGGACGCTCGACAGCAACCATGCGCTCGATGCCGACAGTCTCCGGCGCCTCACGCGCCCGCCGATAATCGACGTTGGCTCGGGAGTCGCGCGCGGCCTCGCGCAGCGCGCGCACGCCGCCGAGGTCGGTCTGGATCGCTTGTCCTGCCTGCTCAGGAGTGATGCGCTCCGGCTGCGCCTGACGGACGGCGTTCAGCGCCTGCCCCTCCCGCGTCTGTGCGACACCGGCCCTGGCCGCATCCTGGAGGTCGAAGCCCACCTCGGTCGGCCTTAGGTTCGGCGCCGCAACGCGGTCGAACGCTGTCTTGCCGACGTTGTCCACCGAGGCGGGACGGCCTGCGTAGACCTCGTTCATGATGCGACCGCCCTCGCCGCCGGAGTTGCCGACGACGCGAGCGAGCTGGGAGGCGCGCGTCGCCTGCCCACCGGTGACGGCGTTCAGCGCCTCGTCCAGCGTCAGGGCGACGCCGCCGCCCGGCAGCGTTCGCGCCTGCTCGATCAGGAACTGTGCGGATTCGAGATCCTTGTCGGAGATGCCTTCGAGCGCCTCCCGCACAAGGCCATTGCTGCGACCGCGCGAAGTGAAGGCGCCAACCGCCTTGCCGACGCCGGCACCAACGGCGGGGCCGGCAGCTCCGAGCGCACCTCCCAGTGCCAAACCGGTGAAGGTCGCACCAGCATCACCATCGCTGCGGACCGCCGAGTCCGCCGCTCCGAGCGTGGCGCCTGACGCACCGGAGGCCAGCATGCGGACCGGAAGCGAGGCCGCCCCCGCCCCGAACGCAGCCGGCGCAGCCGCCACCAGCGGCGCGGTGCCGAGCACGCCGCCGGCCAGTTCGCCGCCCGTGCTCGACCACGGGTTCTCCTTCGCAGTCGCCTCGCCGAACCCCTCAACGGTCTTCAGCTCGTCCGAGAACTTCGTGTCGTTCTTCAGCGAGCGGATGCCGGCGGCGGCGCGGTTCAGACCGCCGAGCAGGTAGGGGCCGACGACGGGCACGCCGTTGATGAGGCCGCGTCCGACGGCGGCCGCCTCGTTGCCGGGCTGGCCAGCGGCGGGCGCGTCGGTGACAGGCGTGGCCTTCGGGTTCGTCGCGAGCAGCGCCTCGAACGGATCGGAGGGCGCAGCCGACGCGGAGGCCGGCTTCGGGTTCGCGGCCAGCAGGTCGTCGAAGGGATCGCTCATCGTTCAAGCTTCTCCGGCTCGATGCCGGACTCGGCCAGCATCTTCTCGACCTGCGGGCGAAGATCAGGCCGTTCCTTCACGGTCGCCTGCGCCTTGGCCAGGAAGGACTCCCATGTGTAGCCATTCGGCGGGCGGGCACCCTCGATGCGCTTCGGCTTCCCAGCCGATTGCGCGCCCTGATGCTCTTTGAACCGAGTGTATGGGTTCGGCAGCGCCTTGATCGCCTGATCCGCCTCCGCCTGGCTCATCTCGCCGCGCAGAGCCCGCCCGGCGATCTCGCCGGCCTGAGCCTGATAGTCGACGAGGCCGCGGAAGGTGTCCACGATGATGGCGTTACCCTCGGGCGTCTTCAGGAGCGAGGGCAGGCTGTTCTTGAAGGATCGCCCCTCGGCGTCGGACGTGCTGCCCGAACCCGGCACGCGCATCTGCGGCGTGAGCTTGTCAGCCAGCGCAGTGAAGGCCTCCATCTCACCCATCTTCCCGTTGGTGAGGCTGTCCGCGACTGATCCGAGACCGACCGCCTGCGCGTACTGTGCGAGCCCAAGGCGGGCGCCCGCGAGCTTGCCGGTGCTGATCTGCTCGCCGATCTGCGCCATCGTGTCGATGTCCGCGCGTAGCGGGACGGCGTTGTCGGCTGCCTTCACCATCTCCGCATAGCGGTTCGCCTGCAATTCGTTCGCCTTCTCGACGAACTTGCCCGCACCCTTGTTGTCGATATTGACCGTCGTTTTCGGTGCGCCACCGAGGGTGAAGGGCTTGCCGTCGGCCCCCATGGCGGCGCCCGTCCCCTCGGGGATGCGGAACTTGGCGTATTCTTCTTCTGTCAGGGGGCGCGTCTGCTGGCCGTTGATGATGACGCGCGATTGCGTCGGATCGCTCGAGTGCAGCGCCACCATGCCGACACCAGGCATCGCCTGATAGGTGAACTTGTCCTCGGCCCGCTTATCGACGCCAGCGATCCTCCGTCCCGTGGCGTCGAAGCGCTGCTGGCCTTCGCTGAGTGTGAACTCCTCCGCCTTCCGCTCACCGATCGGAAGCACGCGGCCATCCCGCTCGTTGATCCAGGCGGCCTGGCCGTTGACGTTGCCCTCGAACTTCCAGCCGCTGTCCTGACCCTTGAGCAACTGCCCGAAGATCTGCCCGGCCATGGCGCGGGTGTTCGGGTTGCGCCACGCGGCGTTGAGCGCGGTCTGAAGCTCCGGCGTCATCTTGGAGCCCGCGCCCCCGGGGAAGCCCGGGAAGGCCTGTGCGGGCGCAGCCGTAGCGGCACCGCCCTCCGGGACGACGAAGCCCGCAGGCTTGGCGCCGACGGTCGGGAGGTTGGCGGCGTCGGGCTCTGCCGAGGCCACCTGCGACGGAGCCGTACCAGCTGACGGCGTGCCGCCGAGGCGGGCAAGGTACTGCCGCGTCGAGCCGAGGCGGGCGTCGAACTCGCCGCCGGTCCGGTTGTAGCCCGCGAACTTCCAGGCCCGCGCCATCAGCTGATTGGCCTCTTCCGGGCTCTTCGCGTTCTGGAGGGCGAGCGTCAGTTCGGGGCTCTCGGTGAGGGCGAAGGTCGCCTGCGCCGCGACCGGATCCTTCGCCCCGGCCGTCAGGCGCCGCATGTTCGCGAAGCGGTCGCCGCGCCACGACAAGATGCCGCCCGAGGTGCCGGGCTGTCCGCTCTCGCTCGGATCCGACCACGAGCCGGTGATGTTGCCGGGCTTGTAGCCGCTCTCCCGGCCGGCATAGGCCGCCATCGCGGCGAGGCCGTAGGGGTTGGTCAGGCCTCCGGATTTCAGCGAGTCGACGAAGCGGGTCTCGATCTCGCCGCCGCTGCCCGGAACGCGCATGGGAGCGCCACCGCCGCCTGCGAACGAGGGGAGGGCCGCGGGCGTGCTGGACGGCGCAGTGGGTGCCACCGTCCCGCCCGCAGGCGTACCCAGCCCGGCCGCCGTCGGCACAGCCGCAGCGCCCCCCTTGTAGGCGTTCATCAGGTTCGAGATCAGCGTCGGCGCCTCGTCCTCCTGCGCCTGCTTGCGGGCGTCGGAATAGGCGCCCCCGAAGGCGTCGCCGAGGCCCGACACCATCTGGAAAACGGTCGCACCGTTCATCGCGTCACCCGAAGATCGAGAAGGCAGAAGAGAAGTTGCTGCCGATGTTGCTCAGCGCCGCTGGATTGCCCGAGAGGGCACCGACGCCCTTCGCGAGCAGGTTCGCGCCGCCCATCAGCGCACCGAACCGGTTCTCCGCCGCCTGCTGCCCGGCCATGAGGCCCTGCTGCCCAACCTGCGCCAGCCCCTTGGCCGTGTCGGTCGAGACGCCCGCCTTGGCCACACCGGTCTGGAAGCCGACGTTGCCGAGCCCGGTCTCCGCGCCGGCTTGCCCCGAGACGGCGTTCGCCCGCTTCGTGTCGAGGTTCGCGAGGTTGGCCAGCCAGTTGTTGAAGTCCTGCGCGGCGAGGCCCGAGGCGAACTTCATCGCGTCCGTGTCAGCCCCGCCGGAAGCCAGCGTGCCGTTGACGGCCCGGGCACGGGAGAGGGCCGTGAGACCCTGATCCATGTTGAAGGTGTAGCCGGGCGCCGTCGTGTAGGCTGAGCGCGCCCCGCCCGCCGCCTCGCTGCCGTTCACGCCGAGGGCATCCTGGTAGAGCTTGGCGCCGCCAGCATATTCGCCCGCGAGGTTGCCGAAGAGCCCAGAGGCCTTGCCGTACTGTTCCTTGGCGAAGCCGAGCCCGGTATCGAGTGCGTCCTTGGCCTCGGTCTCGCCCTGCTGGAGCTGCTCCGCGCCCCAGATCGCGGCCTGACGGCCCACCTTGCCCGAGAAGATAGATGCCACGGTCAGTCCTCCAGGGCAGCGATGCGGGCCTCAAGCTCTGCCGCGTAGGCGAGCAGGGCCGCGAGAAAGACGAACCACTCGCGCGGCAGCGGTAGCGAGGCGGCGTTCGGGATGGTGGGAGCGCTCATTCGGTGCGGGCCTCGACTGCCATCGCGCCGCCGAGCAGCGCGCAGTAGACGGGATCGGAGACGTCGAGCCGCCACGTCCGCCCCTGCACGCCGGTGAGGCCGGTGCGCAGGACGTTGATGCGGGTCCGGCGCTCACCCTGACGCCCAAGCGGGCGGGTCAGGGGCGACGAGAAGGTCTCGCCGCCGTCGTCCGACCATGAGACCAGCACCGACGGGTTGGCGCGCGTGACGTCGCCCACGGCACCGGCCTGCCCGACCACGAAATCGAAGTCCGCGCGCGGGATCGCGAGACGCTGCGGGAAGGCCTCGCCGGGCAGGGATTCGACGCGCCACCGAAGCGGCTCGCCGGCCTCGTCGAAGACGTCCTCGCGCACCTCGAGGAGCGCGGTTCCGCGGCGATCTCCGACCAGCCAACGCCCGAAGGCCTTCACGCTCTGCGTGGCCCGCCAGCGGTCCTCGCCGTGGCTTGCCCGCTCGTGCCACGCCTCGGTGACGAGATCGTAGACCCACGTCCGGCCCGGCATCGAGACCGCCCAGAAGGCATGTCCGCCGGATTGGTAGACGCAGGCCTCGATCGAACGCGGATCGACTTTCGCGGCGGCAGCGAGATCCCGCTCGACGTCGTGGTTCGAGATCCGCTGCGGCGCGTAGCCCGAGAGCTTGTAGACCACGGCGTCGTCAGCGACCCAGATCAGCTCGTTCGACCAGCCGTCCTCGTGCCCCGCAACGGCCCACGGGCCGACGAGCCCGCGCGGAATGCCCGTCACCCGGGCGAGGGGGAAGCCGTTGGCCTGCGCCTGCCCGCCGTAGACGCCGGTATCCTGCGGGCCGAACAGGAACAGCTCGCCGCGGAAGCCGATCGCGCGCAGCAGGCCGGCCGAGCGGCCCTGCTCCTTCGTCCGGTCGAGCGTGTTGAACGTGGCGCCGTTGAGCGCTGAGGCGTAGGCGGTGCCGTCGCCCGCCGTGAAGAAGAACCAGCCGAGCAGGTGCTCGGCCGAGTTCGGCATCGGCAACTCGGCCGGGATCGGCAGCGGCTCGGGTGCGCCGCTCGGGCCGATCAGGACGGCGCCGTATTCCGTGACCGCGACGACCTGCGGGACCGGTGCCCGGTTGTTGCGCGCCAGCGTGATCCGGCGCTCGCCGGGCAGGGCGCCCACGTCCGACACGCTGCCGTCCGCCTCGACCGCAATTAGGCGGTTCGAGAACGCCGCGAGCAACCGCCCACCGGCCATGCGGGCGCCGCGCAGATTGCGGAGGCGTGTCTGCGCGTAGGCCGCGAGACCAGGGGCCCGGCGGATCGAGACCGGCGCCCGGCCACCGTCACCGAGTTTCTCGGCATAGGCGTTGATGAGCCGGCCCGCGCCCTCTTGCGCTGAGGCGCCGGGCCGGGACGAGACTGGGAAAGCGATGTCCGCCATCAGAAGCGCCAGCCGCCGCAGCGGCGGCGTCCCCAGAACGGCTCAACCCGCATCGGGCGCCGGGCGTCGTAGACGAAGCTCTGGTAGCGCAGGATGCTCTCGGCCTCCGGCACAGCAGCTAGGAGGAGCACGAGGCGCTGCGGCGTCACCTCGGAGAAGGAGAGGGCGCAGTCGGCGGCCAGGATGCGCGCGAAGGCGTTCTGAAGCTCCGTCGAGAGTTCGGACAGGTCCGTGACGCCGCAGATGTCCCGCCCGCGCAGCTCCAAGAGCTTCGGCTGGACCCGCGCCTCGACGACGGCGCGGTCGGCGGCCGAGGCGGTCTGTCCGGCCGCGACGATGCCGAGTTGCTCGAGCGCGACCTGCACCGGGTCGAAGACGGTCGAGACGGCGGTGCCGGTGTCGAGCTGGCGGGCGAGCGCCTTCAGCGCCGATTCCGCCCTCAAGGCATCGGCGGCGAGCAGGGTGCGGGTGTCGGCATCCTTCCCGAAGGCCTGCGCACAGGCCGAGGTCAGGATCACCGACAGGTGGATCAGCACGCCGGGGTTGGCCGCCTCGATCGACGCGACGTTGGCGATCTCGCGCAGGCGCAGATCCCCGAGCATCGGCGCGATGCGCGCGCTCACCACGGCCCGATCCTTGGCCGAGCCGGTATAGCCCGCCATCACGACGCCGAGGTTTTCGAGCACCGCCTGCACGACGTCGAAGGTGCCGCCGGTGGCAACGCCGCCGTCGAGCTGGCGACCGATGACGCGAAGAGCCGCCTCCGCCTGCGCTGCTGCGGCCTGGAACGGAAGCAGCGCCTCGCCGACGACCTTGAACGGGACCGCGCAGGCCAGCGTCAGGATCGTCGCGAGATGGAGATGGGTCGAGGGATCAGCGGCCGTGATCGACGGCACGCTGATGATCTCGCGCTGTCGGAGGTCGGCCAGCATGGGCGCCACGCGGGCGGTGACCACACCGCGATCCTGCGCGGAGGGGTCCTGCCCGATCGTGACGACGCCGAGGGACTCCAGGACGTGGCGCACCACGTCGAAGGCATCGGCCGCGGCCGTCGGGCTGTACTGGCGCGAGAGGATCTTGAGCGAGGCCTCGGCCTCGGCCGCCGCCGCGGTCAGCACCTCCGCCTTGTTGCCGGTGATCCCGAACGGGACGCGGCAGGCCGAGGCGATGATGTCCGCGACGTGCAGGAACACCGCATCGTCGAGCGCGTCGGCATTCAGCCCCGCGATGATCTCGCGCTTGGCGAGTTCGGCGAGCTTCGGGCCGATGCGCAGATTGACGGCCGCGCGGTCCTCGATCGAGGCTTCCTGACCAGCCGCCAGGACGCCCACGTTCTGGAGGACGAGGGTGATTAGGTCCTGGCGGGTGTAGGGCATGAGCGGAGCGCCTTACTTGCCCTTGGCGGTGTTGGCGGGCTTCGGCGCCGTCGCGGCGTCGAGGTCGGCCTTCACCTGCGCGAGTTCGGCGGCGAGCGCCTCGGCCGCCTCCTTGGCCGCGTTGCGCTCGGCGACCGTCACGCGGCCGTCCTCGTGCGCCGTGGCGAGAGTAGCCTGCAGTTCGGTCATCGCCGCGGAGGCGCCGTCGAGCGCGCCCTCGGCGGCCTCGATCTCGGCGACGAGCGCCTCGTTCTCCGCCTTTCCGGTTTCGATGACGGCCTTCAGGCGATCGATCTCGGTCAGAGCGGCCAGCAGTTCGTCGACTGCGGACGGCTCCGACGCCGGCACATCGACCACGTGGGCGAAGGTGTGTCCGGTCGCGCGCATGGTCAGCGCGTCGGCGCTCGCCCGCGACGGGTCGGTGATGACGGTGGGGGAGAGATGCCAGCCCTCGGGCAGATCCGCGCCGGGGGCGAGGTCGAAGATCTGGGCGGACCCGTCGGGCTTGTAGCCCCAGGTCGCGATGGTCTCGATGGTGTCCATGAACGCCTCGTCGGGGGTGACGGGGCGCGCATGGCCCCAGAACGACGAAGGGCCCCGCGAGGGGGCCCTTTCGTCTTGGCGGTGGTGGGACGGCTTAGCCGCTGACGCGGGTGCCGAGGCGCGGGTCGATGGCGGCCACGCCGTACAGCACGTCGAGGCGCCAGTTGGAGACGCGGTTCGGCCCGTCGAAGTAGGGCACGAGCATCACGTGAATGCCCTTGTAGGACTGGGTCCCGACCTGCTCGCTCGGTACACCGGCCGGCTTCTCGAAGGGCACGCACACCAGCGCCAAAGCGTTCCGATGGAACATCAGGTTCTGCTGGAAGGTGGTCGAGGCCGCGCCGTTCCAGGTCACCACCGCGCCGGCAGCCGGGGCGGCCGAGACGGTCTGGTAGGCGCCCGTGGTGATGATCGCCGGGGCGATCTGCACCGCAGCAGCACCGGACCCGTCGGCCGTGGCGTTGGCCGTGGCAACGAACTGCTGGAGGTAGGGCAGGACCTGCTTCGTCACCGGGTTGACGGCGAAGACACCAGCGATGCTGAACACCTCGCCCGCCCGCACCGTGGCGGCCGCACCAAGGCCAGCCATGTTGAGGGTCTGGCCCCACGAGTTCGCCTGCGCGCCGGAGTAGGTCACCGCCTGACCGGCGCCGCTCACGGTGCCGTTGGTGCGGGTGCCCGTGGTCAGGGTCGGGGCGTTCTGGGTCATGAACGGCTCGACACCGGCCAGACCACCGAGCTTCGCCTTGCGGTAAGCGTCGGTGTTCGCGCCGTCGATGTAGAGCTGCGCCTGGTTGCCGAGCAGGGCGACATGGTCGGCCGGCGACAGGGCGGCGGAGCGCTCGTCGGACGGGACGGCCATCTCGTTGAGGCGCTGCACGCCCGCGAGGAACTTGCCGTAGTTCGAGATGGTGGCGCCGGGGGTGCCAACCCAGTTCCAGAAGTTCCCCAGCGCGCAGGAGTGCAGGTCCTGGTCGATCTGGTTGGCGATCGGCACCATGGCCGGCTTGATCACGCGCTCGGCGAGGTCGCCGATGTTGAGCGCGAGGTCGGTCGAGGAGAACTGGAAGTCGACGCCGGCCACCTTGTTGACCTGGATCGCGGTCTTACCCTCGATCACATCCTGGTTGGACGCGACGAGGCCGGTGCGGACGCGGAACTGCGCCGGCTTCCGGATGGAGACCGTGTCACCGACCTTGTAGCCGTTGACGTTCTTCGAGAACTCGTCCTCGTAGCCGCGGAACACGCGGGAGCCCATGCCGAGCTCGTTGTCGAGGATCTTCACCGCCGCCTTGGCGATGATATTGGCGGTTGCGATGGTGTTGGGCACGGAGAGTTATCCTTCGATTGTTGGTGGTCAGCCGTATTGCTTGGCCAGCCACGCATCGAGATCGCTGTCGGGGGTCGACGGCTTGGAGGCCCCGGACACCTGCTTGGCAGGCGGCGGAGCAGCGGTTGCGGTCTTGGGTTTCGCTAGGGTCAGGCGCTGTTCGAGCCGGCCGACGGCCTTGACCGCCGCGCGCTCGCTCATCCCGTTGAGCTCGGTGAGCACATTGGGGTTCTTGGCGAGGTAGTAGGCGAGCAGGCCGCCCTTCTCGCTCTCGATCACCAGCTCGGTGACGTGAGGCTTCACCTCACGGTCCTTGGCTGCCGAGAGCGCTGCGTCGAAGTCCGGGATCTTGCCCCGGGTCTCGTCGAGACGCTCCTGGAAAGCCTCGATCGCGGCCTCGCGGACGGACGCCTTCTCCTCGGCCTGTCGGCTTGCGGAGGCGGCCTCGCGGTCCGCGATGCGCTGTTCGGCGACGGCGAGCTTCACGTCGTAGCGACGCTGCGCGCGGTCGAACTCCGCCCAGTCGCTGAAGTCCTCTTCCTTCGGAGCCGGGCCGATTTCCTTTTCGATGGCGGCCGCACGATCCTCGCCGGCAGCCGGAGCCGCGCTGCGGAGGGATGCGAGTTCGTCCTTGAGACGGCCGATCTGGTCCTGCATCCGCTGGATGCCGGAACGCTTCTTGGGCTTATCCTCGCCCCCTTCGCCCTCGCCTTCGCCCTTGGCGGGCTCCTGCTTGGGCTTCTCGGCGGTGGATTCGCCCCCTTCTTCCCCTGGCGTTGCGGCGCCCGTCTCGATCTCGGCCGACTGGCCTTCGGTCGGGTCGGTCGTCGCGTCCGAGGCTTCGCTACCTGCCGCTGGCGTCTCCGCCTGCGCGCCCAGCACGATCAGATCCTCGTCCATGTGTCGTTGGTCCATGAAAAAACCCGCCGCGCGTAGAGCGGGCGGGTTCGGTGCATCCTCGCGGCCTGGCAGCGGGTCCGCCGGCCTGCGGGATCGGAGAGGGCGCAATTCGCCCCACGGTGGGGCGCGCCGATCAGAATGGTGGGACTGCCACGGACGGGGCTGTGCCCGCACGTCTCGCGACGGATAGTCCTTGGGGCTGTTTTGCCCGTCGGGTCAAGAGGATTCGCGCGCTACTGCGTCGGGTCGCAGCCGCCTCAGAGTAGACTGAACCACGCGGCCAGGAAGAGGACGGCGAGTAGGACGAGCCCGAGCAAGGCCCCCCGGATCGCACCGGTTACGCATTGATGAAGGATCGGCGGCGCTGCCTGCGCCGCCGTTGCCTCCCGATGCCACTGGTCGACCAAGGTTTCGCGCATGATGGCAAGTCGGGACCGGCAAGGCTACCGAACGAACATCATTCGAGTGCGCGCAACCGTCAATCCCGCTGAGGTGTGCAGGCGCGCAGGATCGTCACGCGGGCTGGCCCATCATCTCGGGCGCAGGCTGACCGAGCGCGCCGGGGTCAAAAGAAAAGGCGCCCGGAGGCGCCTCGATGAAGTCGGTGGGGAGCGCCAGGGGCGGCGCTTCGGGTTCGGCGGGCAGATCCGGCGGCAGAGGCTCGCCCGGCGCCATCTCCTCGAGGATCAGAGAGACCACCTCGGAGAGCTGCGCAACGGCCGCGCCGATCGCGTCGAGGCGCGAGTCGGTGGCGGGCGCCCCGCCCTCCATGCCGGGCACCTGCGGACGGTTCGCCTCCATGATGCGCGTCTGCGCTTCGATGTGTGCCTTCTCGATCTCGGCCTGGATCTTGAGCACATCGGCCTGGAGCTTCTCGCGCTCCACGGCCAACTTCTCCATGTCGAGATGCTGACGCCCGGCTTCGAGCTGCTGCTGACGCTCCTGCGCCTGCATGGCGGCCTGCTCCTGCGGCGAGGGCGGCATCGGCGGGGGCGGGGGCTCGCCGCTCTCCTCGGCCTCCTGCGCCTGGATCTGAGGCGGCAGCATGGTCCTGATGCGCTTGGCGATCTTGTCCGCCATCGGCCAATCCTGCGCCTTGGCGAAGAGGTCGAGCACCACGGGCGCGAGCTGCGGCGCCGCCTGGATCAGCGTCACCATGCCGTCCAGCGCGGCCTCGCGCCGAGTCGTGTAACTCGGGCCCATCTCCATCGCGACGTCGTAGGCGCCGACCGTCACGTCGTTCTGCACCTTGTCGAGCGGCTGACCGTCCTCGGCGAGGCCGGCCACCTGATTGATCTGGACGAGGTCAACCTTGCCGTCCTCACCCACGATCCGGAGCGTGCGCGCCGTGTCGTAGACGTGGGGGATCATGCCGGTGACGATCGCGCCCGTGTGCCGGATGCTGCGCGAGAAGTTCACGATGTAGACGAACGAGCCGACGTCGCCCTCGCGCTGCCGGGCCTGGATCGCCTTGCCCGACGTCTCGTTCGAGCGGGCGCCAAGGCTGGCATCGTAGACGCCCGTGACCGCCTTCATGTCCTCGGCCGCCTCGCGGGTCAGCTCGGCGAGGCCAGCGGAGGCGACCGGCGGCGTGGAGCGCTCTGGGCGCGCCGTCGGGCTGCTCGGGTCGACGTTGTAGGGCAGATACGGATGGTTCTCGGTGTTGGCCGTGTCCCAGATGTGCTCGTAGCCCTTGAACATCTTGTCGGTGCCGAGGAACGGCGACTTGGGCTGGAGCGCCACCACCTCGGTCTGGGTCGAGCGGGCATAGTTGTAGGCGCGCTGCGCATCCTTCGCGAACCGGACCACACCCCGGCGCGCCCGGCGCTTGCCGATGGTCATCTCGACGCCGACGACCGGCACCACGGGGATGAAGCGACCGGGGATTTCGGTCGGGCCGTCGAGAACGGCGTTCGCACTGATCACGTAGCGCTCGACGCGGTGGCCGGGCCGCTTCTCCACCCGCACCCGGTCACCGGCGGACTTGGCCTCCGCGATCAGCGCCAGCTTCTCGGCGTGGTCGTCGGCCGCCTCGTCGGTCAGGTCGATGATCTCGCCGTCCGGCATCAGGGCGAGCGTCTTCTCGACGGGCGTCTTGGTGTAATACTCGGCGATCCGCACCATGTCGGCGCCCGCCCACTCGGCCATGCCGGCGCGCGTCAGGTCCGTGTCGCCGATCTCGGCCGCCGGGTGATCCGGATAGGTCTCCTCGTAGACGTCACGGCTCATATCGACGGGCACGAAGCAGAACTTCGCATCCTCACGGGTCGGAAGCACCGCATCCGGGTCCCAGCGCACGCCGACGCCATCGGGCACGCCAACGATGCGGATCTCCTGCTCGAACGTCGTGTCGGAGCCGTATTCCGTGATGACCTTCCAGTGCCCGATGCCGGCACCGACCTGCTGATCCGCCGCCGCGAAGTAGGCCGAGGGCGCGTCCGAGCGGTTCTCGACGTACCGCACCATGCCGGCGATCACCTCGGCGGTTTCGGGATCGCCGCGGCTGTCGACCGGCACGACCTTGATGGCCGGGCGCATCTGGCGAATGTCGCCGGTGATCTGGGCGATGGTGGTCGGCAGCCGGTTGAATTCCAGGCAGGGCCGGCCATCGCGCATTTGCTTAGCCTCCTCCGTCCACTGCGCGCCGGGCGTCTCGAGGAAGTCGAGATCCTCGTAGGCATCCGCGCGGTTCTGGCGGTCGTACTCGTCGGCGCGGCGCCAGCGCTTCTTTGCGAGGTCGAGCACCTTGTCGAGGGGATCGCCCTTCGCATCGGCCTCGGGCTTCGACGGCTTGCGCAGCCGGCCGAGCAGGGAATCGGTGAAGCGACCCATCGTGTCAGGCACCCATCCAGCCGCCGCGGCGACGGCCGCTCGCGCTGCCGATCTTGAGCGGGGCCGTCGGCTCCTGAAGCGCGACCGCGAGATAGCGGAAGGCGTCGGCGCCGTGGCTGGCCCAATCGTGCAGCGGGTTCTTCGAGAATTGTCCGGTGTTCGCGTCCACGTCGTACCGGTAGTTCCGCAGGCACTGGAGCCCGTCGGAGCAGGCTTCGGCATCGAACCAGCAGCGCGAGAACAGCGTGCGGGCCGCGTTGATGCCCTCGGCGACGCCGAGCTTCGGCGTGATGCGGACCTTGAAGCCCGCCGCCTCCATCTGCTGCGCGATCGTGCGTTCGGAGCCGAGCAACTCGTTGGTCGCGTCGTGCGGCAGCCAGTGGTCGCCGAAGACGTAGGGCCGGCCCTGGAGGTGCTTCAGGTAGTGCCCGAGTGCGTGGCCCCGGTTCTGGTAATAGTCGATGATCCGGAACTCGAAGCCGACGACCTGCGCGAACCAGATCGCGGTCATGTCGGCCCGGCCGAGATCCCAGAACGTGTGCACCGGCTTAGTGCCGTCGTAGGGCACGCGGGTGAAGCGGTTGGCCTCCGTCGCGGCCATGATCTCGTTGGCGTAGATCGCGCCGTCGAGCACGACCTTGCAGTGGCCGTCCCAGACCGTGAGGTAGGCCGCCGGATCGCGCGCCTTCAGGTCGAGCGCTTCCTGCTTCAGGACGTCCGGGAACCACGGATTGTCCTGCCAGCCGATCTTCACGACCTTGGCGCCCGTCGGCGGGTTCTTCACGAACCGCTTATAGGTCTCGTCTTCCTCCAGCTCCGGGTTGAAGCTGATCCAGATCTCGGACCCTTCCTTGCGGATGGTCGGGATCAGCACGTCCCAGGAGGATTTCGAGACGGTGCGAGCCTCCTCGACCCAGCACACGTCGATGCCCTCGGTCGATTTCACTGAGGCGACGTTGTGCCGGAGCCCCTTGAAGATGAACTCGGTCCCGTTGGAGCCGAGAACGCGCTTCTCCTGGATCTCGTAGAAGCCAGAGAGGCCGAGGAGGTCGATCTGCTGGCTGAGCAGCGCGTGCGCCGACTCGGCGATCGAATTCTGGAACTCGCGGGCGCACAGCACGCGGATCGGACGCTGGGCGCCGATGATCAGCAGGGCACGGGCGAAGCCCCACGACTTCGCGCCGCCGCGGCCGCCATAGGCGATCTTGTAGCGGGCCGGCTCGAACAGGACCTCGAGCTTCTCCGGGAACTCAACCTGCATCGGGGAGAGCCGTCGGCTTGAGGAACGTGACCGTCAGGCTCGTCGGGACCGCACCGCCACCCGGCCCGCTGTGCTCGACCTTGTCCTTCCACATGCCAAGGTGACGACCGAGAAGCTCGACCGCCTTGTCCTGCGATCGGAGCTTCATCTCCATGCCGTCCTTGGTGACTTTCACGCCGCTGTAGAGGCGGCGGGCCCGAGCGCTGGCGCGGCCGGTGTCCTTGAACAGCGGCCGGCCGACGCCGTCGCCGAAGCATTCCGGGCATTCTGGGTTCGGCTCGCGGGCCGCGTGGTAGCCAATGCCGCCCTCGGGATCGAAGAGCGTCGTCGGCTCACCCTTGCGGATCGCCTCCTCGTTCTTCTTGGCGTGCGCCGCCTCGGCACGCACAAGCTCGCCTCGGGTGCGCTGGTAGCGGAAGCCCTCGCCCCAGCAGTACCGGCAGCAGCCGACACGGTGCTCGACCAGGTCGTTCACGTCGCCGAGCGCGACGTCGACCAGCTCCCTCAGGACCTCGTCCGCGGTGATCTGGACCCGCTTCGAGCGCTGAGCCATCGCCGCCGTGATCGCGTCGGCGATGTCAGGTTTTGTCAGGTTCTCGCAGCCGATCGCGCGAGCGGTTTCCTCGCTGTAGCCAGCACGGATCGCGGCCTGCGTCGCGTTGAGATCGACGAGGTATTCCTCGACGAAGCGAGCCTGCTTGTCCGTCAGCGACACAGGTCAGCCCTTCCGCCGCTCGCAGACGATCTTGTGCCGCTCACCCGGGGCGAGGCCGAGATGCGTAGCCAGGACCTCGCCGACCTTGAGGCAGTCGAAGGGGCCCGCGGGCTGCACCAGCATGTCGGTCGCGTTCTCGCGCGAGCAGGCGGGCGCGTCGACGCCGGCCGGGCAGGCGAGGGCGACGGCGAGGAAGCCGTCGGCGGCGATCGACGGGCGCGGGGCCGCGAACAGCACAGCTAGCGGGACCACGCCGAAGAGGAGCCACGTGCGATCGAAGCGCGGCAGGCGGGGATCGGCAGTGCGGGTCATCAGTGCAGCGGCCGGTACGTCGGGCGCTTCCGGTCCTCGACGCGAGGCTCCGGCGGCAGCACGAACAGGAAGGGCGGGAGCTTCGGCGGACTCGACGGCGGAGGAGGCGCCGATCCGCCAGCCACGGCGAGCAGCGTCGCGACAAGGCGGGACATCAGCGACCGCACCCGTTGCTGAGCACGCGGCCGGCGCGGATCACGCGCGGCACATCTGCGGAGGGCTCGGCGGCGGGCGCGAGCAGGCGGCGCAGCAGGGCGATGTACTTCACAGCCGGAACCTCGTGCAGACGTCGCGGGCGACCTCCGCCAAGACGGCGCTGGCCTCGTCGCGGGGTGTGGTGTCGAGCAGGGCGACAGGTTCCGGCGGCAGGCGGAGGATGCCCTTGCGGCGGAGGTGCGCGCCGTAGGCCGTGGCCGCGGGTTCGATGCGGCCGAGGCTGATCGCCTCGTCACGAGGGACGGGGCGGTCGGTCATAGGAACTTGCGTCCGGCGTGATCGTCGAAGGCGCGGGCGCGCCGGTCGTATTTCTGGAGCGTCGTCACCGCGGTGTGCCGGGTGACGTGCATAACCTTGAGGACGTCGGCCCCGGCGGCGAGTGCTGACGTCACGAAGCCGGCCCGGAGCGAATGGCCCGAGAACAGCGAGGCATCGAGCCCGGCGGCGCCGACGTGGCGCTTCACGATGTCTGCCACGGAGCGATCGGTTAGCCGGTCGGCGCTGACCCGCCCGCCCTTGTTGATGGGGCGGAACACCGGACCGGCTGTGATCTTCGCCGCCGCGAGCCATGCATCAAGCGCGTCGCATGGCTTCAGCTTCCCGCCGCGCGGAACCGCGATCTCCTGGCCCCGGCCATCCTGATCCGTCTTTGAGCGGCGGACGTGGACGATGATGCCGTCGGGCACGCGCTCCATGTCGGCAACGTCGAGCCCAACGAGCTCGGACCGCCGGAGCGCCGCGGCGAACCCGATCAGCAGCAGGGCCCTGTCCCGCGCGCCGGACAGGTCGTCCGGGACCTTGCGCAGCGCCTTCTTCAGGGTCTCGGCGGTGACGGGCGCCTTGCGGACTTGGCGCGTGCCGAGAGTCCGGCGGACACCGCGCTGCGTGGCCTTCACCGCCTCGGAGGCTGTCGGGACATCGAAGCCGGCCAGCCGATGCGCCGCAGCTATGGCGGCGACGTGCAGGTTGATGGTCGCTGGCTTCCGGCCGGTATCGGCGAGGTGGGCGACGTAGGCCGCGACGATCTCGGGCCGCGCCGGGAGGGTGTCGAGCCCCTGCTCATCACCCCAGGCCAAGAACACCCGGAACGCCGAGGTGTAGGCCTTGCGGGTCCGTTCAGACCGCGCCTCCGCCGCGTAGGCTCTGGCCCGGTCGAGCGACACGACCTCCGCCGGTGCGGCGGGCACCGGCAGGAGGTTCATGGCTTTTGATCCGGTTTTGATTTCGGTGCCAAATGAGCCGGAAAGTCAAAGCCGGCTGGCAACTTGGTTTCTTGACCGGGCTTTGATCCGGAGGCCGAAATAGCTTCCGACAACAAAACTTAGCGGAAGCAGAGTTGAGAGCGGATCAGCCCGCCTTCCGAGCCCGCGGCATCCGCAACTCGACGCTGAACGACCGTCCACCATAGGTGCGCCGGCCGGTGCCGAAGGACAGCATCTCAGGGACGCCGATCTCGCGCCGCAGCTTGCGGACCAGCGTGCGGACCCGCTTGCAGTGCGAATCCTTCGCCTCGAGGTAATCGGCCTGATCGCGGAAGCGCCGACGGCAGAAGGCGCGGGCCTCCTGCTCGATCGCCGTGAGAGTGGCGTGCGCGCTCATCGGGGGCCGATCATGGCACAAGGGTCCGCCCGCGTCTGCCGTGGCAACGCTTTGACCGGTGGGCGGTTCGCGATGTGATGGAGGGGAGCGGACAGCAAAACGCCCGGCGGCGGTGAAGCCCCGGGCGCGCGTCTCGCGACACTAATCAGATGCAGGCTTTTGCCCGACGGGTCAAGTTCCGGCTTTTGGGCGGCGGCGATCGAGCTCAGCCCGCAAACCAGCATTGCTCTCGTAATGCCGAACGCCGATCCGAAGGGCGCTCACGATATCATCAAAGGGGACTCGCCCTCGCGCCCCACCCTCTTCATCACGGCGGGCCCATGGAAATAGATTTGTCACCATCGCATGAAGTTGTGCAGAGTCAATAATCGCCTCAGGAAGTGTAGAAAAAGTGTGGCCGGGGCGGCCTGGATTTCTGCGGCTGATCAAACGAGCTTCATGCACCTGGAAGAACGACAGGACATCTGCAAGCTGCTTCTGTCGCGCTTCATCACTGAAACGGATAGCGTCTTTAAAAATTGGAAGCAGGTCGTTCGGCGAGCGCGGCAGCTTCTTAAGAGCCTCGGGCATTCTGTCTATATTGCGGCTTGCCTCATCAAGAACGCCCATACATTGCTCGGCGTATTCGACAAGCTCATTGAGAGCCTGAGGAACCACCGCACGCGCCGCGTAGGCCTCATCTCTCCGCCTATTGCGTTCGATAGACTCGATGGAGGCGATTTGGTGCTTCACGCTTGCAATCGTTGCTGCGGCACCTGTCAGTGCAAGCAAGCCAGCGACCAGCGTTTGCCAGTCCTTCAACCAAGTCCTTATCCACTCGTAGACCGCCCACCAGTCGATGTTTCGAAACCAGTCGAACACGAAATGCCCCCCATGATGAAGGGAGCATGTTGTACGACTCAGAGCGGTAGATCGAGCGTCACACCGCCCTTGTCCCTCGAATGTGCTGCCCCTCCGCCCCGGTCGCGGTGTGCTGCTGGTCGGTCAGGGATTCCAGCAGCCAGCGGAACCGCTTTGCAACGTCGGTGGCCGCTCGCTCGCCCGAGCCCTTGCCGGTGCGCGCGGCATAGGCGGAGAACGTCTGCCCCTCGGCAAGGATGGCGCGGAGGAAGTGGACACCAACGCCGCCGATCGCCTGCTCAAGCCGGGCGGTGAACTTGCGGACCCGCTGGGCGTCGTCGATGGCGTAGATGATCGCCAGCTCGTGCGCGATGGTCTGGTCACGGGAGCCGCCGGCATTCCAGCCGCCGGAGCCGAGCCGGGCGCCGGAGCCCCGCTCGAACACGGCCTGGATCATGCGGCCGACCTCGAACTCGGCGCGCTCGATGCGCTTCGAGGATAGTTCTTGCGCGAGCACATCCACGCGGCGGTTGACCGCGACGTCCCGGTAGGCGCCCGGCTCGAATGGGTCCGGGACGTTGGCGCGGCCGACGACGATTTCGCGGTCGCTGGCGAGGCGCGGGAGCGGGCGACGGGACGAGGCCGCACGGCGGCTCTTCTTGTTGGCGGAGATCGAGATAGTCGAAGCGGCGACGGACACGAGCCAGACCTCGGAAGGAGCGCGACCGGTCTGGGCGCTCGGTAAGATCATGGGTCGATTTTCCGTTTCCTCACAGTCAAGAGGAATAATTGTAGCATGACAGCTTGGCGGATCGCCTAATCACGAGACGATCATGCGCTACGTTTTGCCGAACCGTTCAAGCGCGGCACGTCCTTTATCGGTGATGGTGAACTCGTACTGCTGGCCTGTTGAGTCCGTGCGGCCAGTTCTCTCAACAAACCCATGCTTTTCGAGATGGAGCGGGTTTTGACGCAATTTATAATAACGATTGCTCATACCGACCAAACGAAGCGTATATATATTTATAGTGCTTAACTTTTCCATATCGAATGAGCCTAGCGCTGTCTGGGTTCCGTCCTAATGCATGAACAAATCCAGCGCATATTGTTTCCGAAATTAGAATTTGTCTAATTCTGTTTTTACCCTAGGTCTTAGGACTGATTAGGAATTAGCGGTCCCATTCTTCGCCGCCGCGATACGCTCTCAGGTCTTGATGCGGCGCCGGACGCAGAACATTGATACTGAAGACGCCAGGTAATTCATCGCACAGTGCGAAAAACAGTGCAATGATCGGCCTATCGGTGTCATATCATACACAATCAGCGCGAGAAAGATAGATGATCAAACGTGCGCTTGCTAGAGATTAATAGAAAATTCATAAGCGCTATGTCTAGTTCAGGCGAATATCACAGCGCTTTGACAATGTCCGACATCATTAATCGCGCCTCTGAGCGGACCAATGTAAATTGGATCTCAATCATACGCTTGCCAAACGGCGCAGAGGTGCCATGCTCGATAAAGGATGTGTCCGCATCGGGGATGAAAGTCGCATTGCCGTCCGACGTGGCGATACCCGATACCTTCAACATTCGAGTCGTCGGTCGAGATCTGATCTTCAACGTACAGCAGGCTTGGCGCCGAGGTCACTTCGTCGGGCTGACCATATTGAAAATCGGCAAACTGCCTGCGCCTAAGCAGGAGCCGGACCCTGATGCCGCAAATAGCACGAACACGCCTGATTATAAGCGCATCGGCACCCGCCGGAACTTCCGCTCACGCGATTAGCTCAGCTGATCAACACGATGCCGCAATGTCGGGGCGTACCTCATTCTCCGCCGCTGCGGTCGCCCTCGCATCAGACGATGTTCGGCAGACCTGTTTCGACCCGAGCGCTTCCCGGCTGAACCTGACGTGCCCAAAGCGGCGCATCACGACAATGCGGAAGCTTAAAATTAGATACTTGCAAAGGATGGATGCATGCTCCGACAGGCATCCCCCACCAATTCAGTGACTATAACGAGAAACTTAACTTCTTGAGAGCGTCGTCCTCAACGCCATCTCTTCGCCGACTGGGGGACCTCCGTGACCTGCAACAATCCAAATCACGATCACAGTCTCACTCGTAAAGGATTGTTGCGGGGGCTATTCGCAGCTGTTGGAGGTCTTGCGGCTGGGGCCGCCGCAACCCGACCCTCCTTAGCCGCAGCCTCTACGGACGCCAGCGTTTGCTACTCGTACAATCCGGCGGCAACCCAGATGTCCGCCATCGCATGGGGCAAGCCCTACGAGGGTGAACCTACGCCGCTCAAGGATCGGCCTCTCTTCGGCTACGTGCAGGAATGGAACAACTTCGATCCGAAATGCACACTGGAGCCGGAGGCACTCTGCAAGCAATTTCCGGCGCACGCGCACAACATCAAGGCTGCGGGCGTGTACGACGGCATTGAGGTTGCAGGCAATCAGTGGATGCGCATGGCCTCTGAGGAGGCTCGTATCTCCGTCGAGAATGGTGGTGGCCCCTTCGGTGCGGTCATCCTCCAAATCGATGACGAGACCAACGAAGTCATTCGCTACTGGCGCAACCACAATCACGTCCCGGAATGGCGCGACCCCACTGCCCACGCGGAAGTCTCGGCTATACGAGCCGCTTGCCGCGAGCTTGGCGTCTTTAGCCTCGCGAGCATCAAGAAAGAGGAGTCGAAGTTGCCGCAGAAGGGGGCAACTTCCCACACAGTTATCTATTCGTCGGCCGAGCCCTGTCCGATGTGCTATGCGGCCATCTATTGGGCGCGTATCCCTAAGCTCGTGTTTGCGGCCACCCGCTACGATGCTGCCGTTCAGGGCGTCGAATTTTCGGATGAGACACTCTACCTGGAACTGGCTCAACCCTATCGAGAGAGAAAAGGGGTGAAGTCACTCCAGGCAAGTGTCGACAACTCGCTCGATGCGTTCAATCTCTGGAAGCGCAGCAAGAAGACGCCCTATTGATCGCGTCAATGACCTAATTTGCTAAAAAGACTGATCAAGACAAGGCTTCGGAGACGCTGCCCGGCCGACGGCAATTGGGCAGCGCCTACACTTGAATGGCTGCTTCAGACTGATACCTATTATCAGCAAATCCAGGCCGGGACAGTTCCGAACTTATCGCTTGGCTATGATCCGCGTTAGGCCGCATTCTTCGCCGCCGCGATTCGCTCGCAGGCCTTGATACGGCGCCGGTCGAACGTGGCGCGCGACCACCGGGTGCGCCGGCAGAACTCGGCTATCGATCCGCCGACCTCGCCATGCGTCGCCATCGAGCGCGCCCAGACCAGCACCGCCTTCCGGTCATCGCTCTTGTCGCCGAGCACGGTGCCGGAGAACGCCACGATGTCGAAGGTTGCGTCTGGGACCTCGGGCGTCGCGGCTTGCAGGGTATTCCCGCGCGGCGCGTAGATCGGGGTGAAGGGCATCGCGCGGAAGGCCGCCTTCAGCCAGCGCTCCACGTCCCCCCGCGTCCATGGATCGGCATTGTGCTGGGGCGGATCATATCCTCCGGCAAGGCGGGGCTTCATTTGGAGGAGGAAGACTCCGCAAGATCAGCAGGCACCTTCGTCGTCTCGCCTGTAAGCGCCGCCTTCACGATCGCTGAAAGCGTTTCGGCGTCAATGCGCATGTAGAGACCGTCGACATTGCCGTAGTCCAACTTCATCCAAACTGACACGCCGCCATCGGCCTTTACTGCCGTCACTTCCTTGATCTGGCGCCGTCCTCCATTGGCACCGATGCGCACGTACATTGTCTTCTCTCCCTCCTGGAGTGCCCCGCCGCCTCATTCTGACGGCAGGGCACTTCCAGTCCTATCAGGTCGTCACGCCGCCTGCTGCTTAGCCCGCGCGCCTCTGTCCGAGACCGAACCCCTTGGCCATCGCCGATCGCTGGGCCGAGTAGTTCGGTGCTGTCGTCGGATAGTCGGCTGGCAGTCCGTAACGCTCGCAGTAGGCATGCGGAGTAAGGCCGTGCACCGCGAGGTGCCGCTTCAGCGTCTTGTACGGCTTACCGTCGATGAAGGAGATCAGCGCATCTGGCGTGACCGACTTGCGGATCTGTGCTGGTGTTGGCTTTTTGATCTCGATTTTTTCTGCATCAGGTGCAGATGGAGCTTTCCCGATGCCGGATAAAGCGGCATGGACGCCAAAAATTAAAGCCGGGAGCTCTTTGGAAGGCAGCACATTCTTGCCGACATAGGCACTGATAATCTCAACTGCAAGTTTTACGGATCCATTATCAGGCGGATCCTCGGACGCATTGTTGGCCATGTGGAAGTCCTTTCTGCAGAGGCTTCGAAAGCGCAAAATGAATTACATGGATTTATATGCTTTTTCTTAGAGTATTGTGCGCAATTCGCTTTTGCGATGCCGCGAACAGCCACAGCGGCACGCTGTCGGCAGGGTTGGTCAGGCCGCAGTCGACCGTGATGGAGCCGCGGCGTTCGAGGTGGATCTCGCGCTCGCACAAGGCGATGCAGCGGCGCGGATAGAGCGAGACGAGGGCGCCCGTGCTGTCCGACCGCAAAGCGCCGGCCCCGCGGTGGACGCCGAACAGCGCTTCCGTGCTCCAGCCGAGATCAGCAGCGTGCTCGCCCCACTCGTCGAGGAAGACAAGCATCGTCTTGCGTACATGGCGCCAGACGCCCTCACGCCTGCCCTCACTGGGCGAGCGCCAGATCATGCCGGGGCAGGGCATGCGGTCGTCCGGCAGGCTCAGCACGCCGGACCGCCATGACGCGACGAGGCGGGCGGAATCGGGGAGGGCGAGGGCGGCGCTCATGGCACCTGCTCCCGGTGCGCCGACGCCTTGGCATCGAGCCGCGCGGCGAGCTGCGCGAGCGAGCCGACGGCGGCCTCGCGGAACTTGGCGCCGTGGTCGTGCAGCACGTCCTCGCGCGCCGCGGCGACGGCTTCCGGCGTCGGACGAGGGCGCCCAGGCTCCGTCTCGCTCCCCCGGTTCAGCCACGCCGCCGCCGCGGCCTGGACCTTGGCCCGGTCCTCGTCCGACGGCGGCACGTAGACCTCCGCCTCGAGGATCTGCCGGATGTGGACGAGTTTCGCCCGCAGCGGGATCAGCCCTTGTCGGGCCTCATCCGCGAACTGCGCTGGCGACGGGCGCCAAGCCGGGTCCCAACGCAGGATCGTCGTCTTGTCGCGAAACCGGCTGGCAGCGGCCTGGATGACCGCCAGCGGCAGTCCTTCCAGCGCCTCGACGTACTCGGCGACGAGGAGCGCGTTCTCGGCGCCGCCACGGCCGCGCCCCTGTTCGAACCCGAGCAGGATGCGGGCGACCACCGTGTCGACGTGAGCCCGCACCCGGCAGGGCTTCAACTCGGCCTCAACCCGCTCGGCGACGGCGGATAGCGCTCGACGCTCGGCTGTCGTAGCCGCCTTGTCCTGCGGCACGCAGAACCGCGTCGGTTGGCCGTCCACCGGAACCAGCCTGCCACGGAGTTCCGTAATCCGATCCTCGGCTTGGGCCAACATCGGGGTCGTTAGCATCGATGGAAGGCGGTTCGACATCGAAAGCTCCCGTCAGGGATTGCTCGTAATTGCGGATGATGTGGCCGGCTAAGCCGGTGGGGGCGGGGGCAGGACGAGAGCCACCGCGGGGGCCGGATGGAGACGGCCGGTGGAGTTCATCCCGGCGCTTCCGCAGCCGGAATTCGACCCAGGTCGAGAAGTCGGCGAGTTCCCGACCGTCGGCGTCCTCGATGACGTCGAGCACGACCGCAGCCTCGTCCCGAGCGATGCCGAGCCAGTGCCCGATCAGGGCGCGGGCTGAGCGACGCGACCGGCCCGTGTTGGCGCTGATCAGATCCACGCCGATGGTCAGCAGGGCTTGTCGGTTCGACCGAGCTTCCTCCGCCGCCTCGCTGCCGGCCTGCCCGGCATCGCCGGCCGAGCCGTCAGGCTCGGAACCGGGGTTGGCGGGGGGGTTAAGGGGGGGTGGAGGGGGTGCAGGGGGAGGCGGGGGACCATCCGGGGGGGAGGCAGGGGGTAGCGCGTTACCGCCGTTACCAGCGTTACTTGCGTTACGGTGCGTTTCACGGTGGCGCCGGACCCGTGCCGCGGTCAGTGCCCGCCGCTTCTCGGTCTGTGCGTCAACCTCTTCAGCCTCAGCCTTCTCGTCGGCGGCGACGGCGGCCACCAGCATCTCGGCCGTAGCGCCGGCCGCGAGCATGGCCCGGAGAACTTCGGATCGGATGGCCATGGCTCTACTCCGCCGCCATCGGCAGCGCTGTGGGTTCGGGCTCGTCGACGAAGTCTTCCCAGGACAGACGCCCGAGCGTCGTCGGGCCTCGATGGGAGCGATCCCAGACGAACCAGGCGAAGGCGGTCATGCTGGTGGCCTTGGGACCGTCCCAGCCGTCGCGGTGCATCATCGGCAGCCGCTTCCTGAAGACGTGGACGCGGGCCAGCGTGCCGGTGTCGAGCAGGGAGCCGCGCGTGATCCCCTCGTAGAAGGCGAGCCGCAGCAGCAGCATCACGCGGGGGCACAGTTCGAGCGCCTTCTCGGCGAACGCGCGGGCGTGCTTGTAGGGAGGATTCGTGACGATGCAGTCGACCCCGAAAGGGGCGCCTTGCAGCTTCAGGAAGTCCATCTCCGCCACCTGACCGGGGCAGCCGTAGGAGACGAGATCGGTCGGCACCACTTCGTGGCCGGCCGCGATCAGCTCGCGGACGATGGCGCCGGGGCCGCAGGCCGGTTCCCAGATCCGCTGCGGCAGCCATTCGGTTGCCAGCAGCGCCCGCACAGCGACGCCGGGGGTCTCGTACAGGTCGTTACCGCGCTCGGCGTGCGGATGGGCCTTGTTCTCGCGGTAGGCGCTCATGCCGCGAGCCTCGCTACCTGAGGCTCAAGCGCCCTCACCACGATCACTAGCTCGGGCTTCTCGCCGTAGAACTTGCGCACGGTGCCATCGACGACCGCGGCGTCGTCCGCCCAGACGACCTTGTTCAGCGCGTCGATGACCTTGGCGATGTTGTCCCAATCGGGCTTCGTCGTCGGCCGCAGCCGGCGCTCAATCGCGTCCAGGCGCTTGCGCTTCGAGAAGCTCGCGGGGATCGGAAGGAAGGCGAACATCTCCACGGCCAGCGGGCCGGTGAGGAGAGGGCGGCCCCGCATGACGAGACCGGCGGCGACGCGCAGCGCGCCCTCGTAGATCTCGGTCTTCTGGTCAGGGTGCGAGTGGATGCGGGGCTTCTGCCCCACACGCTGGACGAGCTGCGCGCGGTGCCGACCCTTGCCACGGGGCGCGCCCGGCAGGCGGATGGTGACGGAATCGGACACCGCGCACCTCCGTCAGGCGTCGACGGTCTGGCGGGACCGGCCACGACGCCGGGACGGAGCGGCCGCAGCCTCTTCCGTCTCGCCGTCGTCCCCGTCCTCGTCGCCTGCTTCCTCGTCCTCAGGCGGCTCCGGCAGGGGCTCACCCTCGGGCAACGGGTTTTCGCCCTCGCCGAGGATCTCGCCCGTGTTGGGATCGTGCGCCGGCTGGTCGCCGTCGATCGGAAGCTCGGGCTCGTCCTTGTCCGCCTGCGGCTCACCGCGGGAGCCCATGAAGGCCGACACGCTGGCGAACACGAGGATCGCCTGCTTGCCGCCGTTGGTCGCAAGCTTGGTGATCTCCTCGACGGTATCGGAGCCGGACACCTCGAGCTTGATGCCTTCCTTCACCGTCCACTTCCCGAGGCCCACGACCATGTGCGGGAAGTCGCGATGGGCCACGACGTGCACGGCCTCGCGGACGAGTTCGGAAGCGATGCGCCCGGCCTTGTCGATGATTTGGCGCTGCTCGCGCTCGCTCATCTTCGTCCAGCACGGCATGGTGCGGGCGATCTCGTCCAGGATCTTATCCTGCACATCGCCGCGAAGGGTCTTCTCTTGAAAACTCGTGTCTTCTGTGGCTTCCATAGGTCTCTCCAAATGACGGGCACGACGCCCGACCTCATTGACCGCTCGGTGCCCCGCTTCGCGGATGGGGCCCGGGCGGTTTGCGTTTCAGGGGTGGTAGCGGCCGGGCGGGAGGCGCTCGCCGTTCACCGGGCGGGTCGGATCACCGCCGAGGGGCGGACGGCGCGGCACGCGGGGCTCCTCGATGACCGAGCCAGCAGCCTCGACATCGCGCAGAAGGGCCGACGCCTGGCGGGCGTGGCCTTCCGCCATCAGGCGAGCGTTCAGCCGCCGGAAGGACGCCTCGTCCGCCTTCCCGTGCAGCGGCGCATTGCCGGCCCGGATGCCGACCGCGATCTGACCGAGCAGCGTCGCAAGCTCGCCCTCATCGAAGGCCGAGAAGGGGACAGAGGCGCCCATCGTCAGGCGACCTGCACCGCATCGTCCTGGCCGCGCTCCTCGTCCGCCTTCGCGGCGAGCCGCTCACGGAGCAGGTAGCCCTCGAAGGCCCAGATCTTCTCGCGAGCGTTCTTCCGCGCGATCTCCCGGCCGATCACCTCGTCGAAGTTCTCGATGCTGGCCGAGGCGCTCTCACCAGTGACGGTGAAGCCGTTGCGCAGGGTGAGCGCGCAGACCGTCAGCGTCGTGCCGGGGAAGCGATGGTACTGCGCATCGACGATACAGGCGTCGATCAGGTCAGGCGTCAGGCGCGGGGCGTTGAGGCCCTTCGCTTGCAAGGTTGCTTCCAGCTTGTTCTCGTCGGTGGACATGGTGGCTCCTCTCGCTCAGCGGCTACGGCCGCGGCTCCATCGCCCCGAACAGGGGCAGCTCGGTCAGTTCACCTGAGGCCTTCGCGCGGAGGCGAGGCGCTGCAGCAGGCGACGCGACAGGTGCTGATGCGGGCGCGACTCGCTCACTGACCGCAGGCGCTTCCGCAGCCGACGGCGCTCCGCCCAGGCGCGCAGACGTCGGGCGATCTCCTCGAAGAGCCGCATCCAGTTCCCTCCGGAGTTTTTGGTTTTCGGCCTCGATCGCGTCGGTGCCGTCGGCGATGTGCTTGCAGAGCCGCTCGTAGGCGGCGCGGATATTGAGCGCGTCGTGGAGCCCGACCGTCACGTCCGGGGCGCGTCCAAGCACCTTCCGGATCCAGGTCGGCGAGCGTCCGAGCTTCGTGCCGAGCGCCTCGTAGGCGCGCATCCGCGAGCCCAGCGTCCGCTCTTTCACAGCGATGATGGACGCGAGATCCGGACGGATCTGCTCCAGTGCTTGTTCGGCCGTCATCATTGCGCGGCCACTCCCCGACTTTGACCGCATTCGGTCAGCCCTCCGTGCTTCAAGAAGATCGAAGCAAAGGGATGCGTCGAATGCGGGAGGTAAGAGGAAGACGCAGATACACAGACAGGAGCGCGACGGCCGACAGCTTGGCGGCGGAGGCAGGCGCGCAGGTAGAAGAGACGACCCGAGGAAAGGACCGCTCCCGCGGGAACGGGAGCGGCCAAGTCCAGGGAGGAAACGCCCAAGAAGGGCAGGCCCGCCGCGGGGAAGCGGCGGACTTCGGACGCGCCGCGGGAGCGGCGCGAAAGGGGACGCCCGGTGTCGTCGGACACTGTGACCTTCGGGGGAAAGGTCGGCCGGGCGATCACGCGGTTCATTCCGCGCGATGGGGAAAAGGGGAGGGCGGCCGTCATGGCGACACCCACGAAGCGAGCCGGCACAGCCCGCATGCCGCTGCATCGACCACGCCGACAGCGAGCGCCGAGAGCGACCCGCGCAACGCAGCGCGAGCGAAGCCGGCGACAGCGCAGACGGCGAGCATGAGTGCGAGCGCGGCCATCTCAGGCGCGCTCCACGACGAGCGATCTACCCCGCATGCGCAGGGCAATGGCCGCATGAGCTTGGCCGACGCGGGCGAAGCTCCGAGCGAGCCCGACTATGATTGCCGGGCAGCGATCGCCGGAGCCGACCGTGCGTCCCGAGGACTTCGACGACATCATCGCCGAGCAGGCCGCGCTGCAGCAGGTGTTGCTGATGGCGCTCCGGCGGATTGCCGCGCTCACCAGGGAGAGCGGGAAGGAGCCGGCCGCCGTGCGCGCATGGTGGAAGGAAGACGGGCACGAGGCGATGGACGAGGCGACCTTCCTCGTCGCGCCCGGCCACGAACGCATCGTGCGCAAGAAGGCGAAGGCGCGGCTCGACGAGATCATCGAGATTGGCCTTCGGTAACGAAGCCGTCCGAGCCATGCGGAGCTAGGCACCGCAGCGGCTTGGCGCGCTCGCCATCGGTCTCCGGCTCGGAGGCCGCCTCCTCGGGCGGCGGATATATGTCGGGGCGCAATTCGTGGCGCGGGACGCCAGTGATGCGCTCGACATCGAGCACGCGAAGTGCGGGCACCTTCTTCCACTGGCTTATCGCTGCGGAAGAGATTTTGAGGGCGCGACCGAGCGCGGCGGGTCCATCCGCCCTCTCGACCGCCATCTTAAGTGCCGCTTCGCTCATGGCGCTTATCATAAGCAGCACTTACGACAATGCGCAAGATGGTTTGCTTTGCCTATTTGTAAGACCTGCTTAACACGGGCCCCATGAGCAAAGAGCTGGGCCTAGCCCTCAGAGCGGCGCGAGTGGCGAAGGGACTAACGGTCAAAGCGATCGCGGATGCGTGCGACGTGAAAGGGCCGGCAGTCTCGCAGTGGGAGGCTGGGAGAACTGAACCTACCTTCGCCAACCTGCGCCGAGTCGCAGACATGGTCGACGTGCCAGTCGATGACCTATTGAGGCTTGCAACAGGTCGGGCCCTAGAAGGGACGTCTGCCGCTCGCCCGGCAATCGTCGATGTAGCTGCGCGGATCGTACAGAAAATTCAGCAAAACATCGGAGCAGCACCAGATGCCCCGCCATTCGATGCTGTTCGGGGATATGCGCTAGATATTCCGGTATGGGGCACGGCAGTTGGTGGAGATGATTCAGATTTTAGACTCAACGGCCAGGAAATAGACCGAGCTTTGCGTCCGCACGGGCTTCTGAAAACAAAAGATGTATTTGCCCTGCGTGTGACCAACGACAGCATGTATCCAGCGTGGCGCGACGGCGCGCTGATCTACATCAACCCCCACCGTAAGCCGATGATAGGTGACGACGTAGTGATTGAGATGTGGCCCACCGAAGACGGCGAGCCCGGAAACGCGTACCTGAAGCGCTTAAAGGCGCGGACGCCGACGAGATACATTGTCGAGCAATTCAATCCGCCATGCGATATCGAGTTCGATCTAGATCAAATAAAGCGTGTCTATAGAGTGGTCCCCGTGGAAGAGCTGCTGGGCATCTCATAATGGCATAACGCTACCGGCTGCCGGACCTTCATAATTAGGCATTATAGTAATATTCTTGCTCATTCTTCCTTGTTCATCACAGACTTTGCATTTTAGTTTATGCCCGAGTTGTTCAACAGAATTGATGCCATCTCCGACCATCCTTCTGATCTGAACGCGATTTAGGCGCCGAGTTCGGCCGCAATTTTCGCAGCACACGCTGAGACTGAGCAGCCCGTCAAAGCCCGTCCGGCCCGTCATGCCTCACTCTTGTTCTCTTTTCGTTCTCGTGCCGATCCAAGCCTTAGCCGCTCCAAGAGTCCAGGCGCTTTCCGTCTATCCACAGCTATCCACAGGATGGCTCGTCCAAAGCGCGCGCGGAGAAAAATAAGCGTCACTTACGTAAATTGCTTGTAGGGCTTCGTAAGTCGTGCTTACTTCCCTCCATCGCCGCTCATAGAGCGATGGAGCCTCCGGTGCCCCACACCACCCCCGCCGAATACTGGATCGACCGCCTCGACGGCACCTTCGCTGTCTTCTCTGCCTCCGGCATCGAGCTTGAGGGCATCGAGAGCCGCGGCGACGCGCAGAACCACATCCTCGACCTGATCGAGCGCGACCGCGTCGCGGCCCAGGAGGAGCGCGCGGCCCTCGCCGACTTCGAGGCCCAGCAGTTCGCCGAGGCCGCGTGATGATCGCGCTCCTCAACTCACTCCCGCCGCTCCAGGCGCTCGCGACCCTCGGCGTCGGCGTCCCCGTCACCGTGCTGGGCCTCGCCTTCTTCGTCTACGACGCCGGCCGGCTGGTCCGCCTCGCGATGACGGGGCGGCTGTGATGGCGACGCGGCACTCTCACTTCGTCACCGACCCGCGCGACCCCGAAGAGATCGCGGATCTCTGCGCCTTCTTCGACGTCACGTCGTTCGGCCTGGAGCCGCACGGCTACGGCGAGCACTTCGATCCTGGCGCCGGGCCCGAATTCGAGATCGTCGCCGTTGTCGACGATGGCGCGAACTCGGTGATTGACGACCTGACGCCCGAGGACCTGCAGGCGGTCTGGGACCGCGTCGCGGTGGCGTTCGACTTCCGCGCCGCCGCGCGGGCCGAGCGCGAACCAGAGGACCTGTGATGTCCTCATTTGCCGCGACCCATCCCGATCCCTGCGGCGCCCGCTGCGAAACCGCCGACGCGCTGCGCACCCTGCGCAACCTGCTCGAAGCCGCTGCGAACGAGGCCGCCCGCATCCGTGCCGGCGCCGCCCTCGGCAACGCCGACCGCTTCCAGGTCGTCGAGGCCGTCGATCTCGGTCGCGATGCGCTGGCGCTCGCCGCCATCCTCGGCGCCGTGCCCGCCGCGGCGACCGACGCCGATCCCTCCCTCATCACCGATTCCCGCGAGGCAGCATGAGCGCGATCTCGAACGTCGTCTGGGTTGTCGTCCTCGCCCTGCCGCTGATCGTCATCGGCATCGGGGCTCACATGGCCGGCACCGACCGCCGCCCCCACCGGGAGGACCCCGGCCGTGGCTGACCACATCCCGTACTGCCTCACGGTCGAGCACACCGACGACGGCCCGCGCCTCGTCGCGATCGGACCCGACGGCGAACGCGCCGCCGAGTTCGACATGGACCGGGACGGCGCCCGCACCATCGCCTCCGCCGTGCTCGCCGCGACCGGCGACGCCTTCGAGCGGACCTTCACGACGGAGGCCGCCCGTGGCTGACCGCACCCCCGAGCAGCAAGCCTTCGCCGACCTGTTCCTCGCTCTCGGCGTCCAGCTCCCGATCCGGGTCTGCGGGATGCATGGCCGCGGCCTCGCGGAGGCTGACGGTCGCCCGCGCTTCGCTGGCTTGCCCGGCGACGGCCCGTCGAACGAGCGCGCCATCGCCCTGGCCTTCGCCGCCGCGGTGAACGTCGCCACCGGCACGCCCGACCACGAGGCCGGCCCGCTTCCGGTCCTGCGGCCGCTCACGGCCGACGTGATCCGGGCCGTCGAGAACCCCTTCGACCCCGAGCACCTGATCGCGATCGCGAAGGCCGCCCGGACCGCCCCTCGCGCCGACGCAGCGGAGTGACCCCCATGGAGATGATTGACAAGGCCGGGATGCGGCCGACCGTGCGCATCCACCACGACCTGCACCAGGGCACCGAAGAGTGGCTGGCGGCCCGCTGCGGCATGCTCACCGCGAGCGAGATGGGGCTGATCATCACCCCCGCGACGCTCAAGGCCGCCAAGAACGAGAAGGAGCGCGCCCACCTCTACGAGCTGCTGGCCCAGCGTGTGAGCGGCTACGTCGAGCCGCACTACGTCAGCCACGACATGCTGCGTGGCCACGAGGACGAGATCGAGGCGCTTGCCCTCTACGCGAAGCACTTCGCCCCAACCGAGGCCGTCGGCTTCGTCACCAACGACAAATGGGGCTTCACGCTCGGCTATTCGCCCGACGCCTTCGTCGGCGCCGACGGCTTGGTCGAGACGAAGTCCCGCCGGCAGAAGTACCAGATCGAGACCTTCGTCGTTCACGTCCTCGCGGAGACGATTCCCGCCGATTACGTGATCCAAATCCAGACCGGGCTCCTCGTCACCGAGCGGGCGTGGTGCGACCTGATCTCGTACTCGGGCGGCCTGCCGCTGGCCCGCATCCGCGCGTACCCCGACCCGAAGATCCAATCCGCGATCGTCGAGGCTGCCGAGGGGTTCGAGACCCGCCTGGAGGAAGCCCGCGCCAAGTACCTCGAAGCAATCGAGAAGGCGGGCAACATCCCGACCGTGCGGCGTCTCGAGGGGGAGATCCTCGCGTGACCGACCTCTCGCAGACGATCGCCCCCAAGAGCGACCAGCTCAACGCCGACGATTTGATCGGCGGCCCCGCACCATCAAGGTCACGCGCGTCTCGCCGATGCGCGAGCCCGACCAGCCGATCGCGATCTTCTTCGAGGGCGACAACGGCAAGCCCTACAAGCCCGGCAAGTCGATGCGGCGCGTGCTCGTGCGCGTGTGGGGCGTTGACGGGGCCGCCTACGCCGGTCGCCGGATGACGCTCTACCGCGACGATTCCGTGATGTTCGGCGGCGTCGCCGTCGGCGGCATCCGCATCAGCCACATGTCGGACATCAGCGAGCCCGTGACGCTCCCGCTCACCGTGACCCGCGCGAGCCGCAAGCCCTTCACGGTCCGACCGCTCCCGGCTGAGCGAACCCCGAGCGGCGGCAAGCCGACCGGCGAGGACACGCGGACCAAGCTCCTTCGCATCGCCCGCGAGAAGGCCGCCCTCGGTACCGCCGATCTCGACGGCTGGCTCGGCAAGCTGAAGCCCGACCACCGCGCTGTCGTGAACGAGATCGAGGCCGAACTGCGCGACATCGCGGCTGACGCCGACGACCGCCTGCCGCCGGACGACGACGGATTTCCCGGGTTCGCCCCAGCCGATGAGGAGGTCGCCTGACATGGCCCGCCCCATTCCCGACGAAGCCGCAATCATGCGCCTCGTGCGCGCCGGCCTAACCTACGTCGATGTTGGACTGCGCCTGCGGATCTCGTGCGGGACCGTCGGGCGCATCGCTCGCAACCACGGCTACGATAGCTCGAAGCGGATCAAGCTGAAGGCCCAGAAGCGGGCCGAGATCCAGAAGCGCCAGCGCGCCCAACGCGCGTTCCAGCAGGCGCAGGCGGCTGCGGAGCAGAAGCGCCAACAGGGCGAGCGTGACCCGTTCAAGCGCATCCCGGCGGTGCCCGGCTGGGTTGCGGCGGCCGGACTGACGCAGGACTATCGCGACGTCGCGCGCGAGTTCGACGAGGATCATGCCGCCCGCGAATGCCGGAAGCTGACGGCTGAAATCCGCAAGCAGCAGGCATTCGCCGCACGTCTCGGGAGGGCTGCCTGAGATGAACATGCACGCCCATCATCTCACGAGGCACCAGGTGATCGCGCTTCTCGAAGAGCGCGACACCCTTCGCGAGCAGGTCCGCCAGCTCGAAGAGTTGCTGCGCCCGACGATCATCCTGCCGGCGACGTGGCGCCTCACCCGCATGGAGGCGGACTTCCTCAATGCGCTGCGCGCCGCCGCTCCGGGCATGGTTCACCGCGAGCGGATGATGATCGCCCTCTACGGGCTGAGCGACGAGCCGCCAGAGCCGAAGATCCTCGACGTCTTCCTGTGCAAGGTTCGGCGCCGACTGATGGAAGCGCAGACCCGCATCCAGGTCGAGACGATCTATGGGCGCGGCTGGCGGCTCCGTCCGGAGAGCGTCGTTCGCTTCGACGAGGCGGTCGCCGCCTATCGAGGCTCCTCCGACCTCGCGTTCGACCGGAGGGCCGCATGAGCGCTCTCTGCATCTACTGCGCCGATTGCGGCACCGAGTGCGAGCGCATCACCGGTAGCGAGGCCGGCGCCCGCGAGCCCGACCTGATCGACGCCCAGGTCTGGGCCTGCCCGTTCTGCCCCGAGGCGTGGGCCCCGTGTGCGGAGGACGGCACAGCGATCGGTCTCCCGGCCGGCGAGGAGACCCGCAACGCCCGCGCCCTGCTGCGTGAGCGTCAGGTCGAGCGGCTGATCGGCGAGGCTCTGAAGACCTGCCCGAACGGCCGCGCCATCGCCGAGGAGCGCGTCGCCGCCTTCCTCGCGCACGAACTGCGCCTGCCGACCGACGAGGCGGCGATCGAGCGCCTCAACATCGAATGGTGCCGCCGCGCGTGGCTCGCCCTGAAGGGCGCCTCCTACGCCGACGTCGTGCGGCACGCCCAGACCTATCGCCCGAGGAATCGAATGGTGCCGCCGCGCGTGGCTCGCCCTGAAGGGCGCCTCCTACGCCGACGTCGTGCGGCACGCCCAGACCTATCGCCCGAGGAAAGCCGCCTGATGCGCCCGCTCATCATCGACAGCTTCGCGGGCGGCGGCGCGTCCGAAGGCATCCGGGCCGCGATCGGCCATCTACTTCTCGGCCATCTCCCGAGCTTGCTGGGCGATGCGCTTCTTCATGAGGCGCCG